TTTATATCAAGCAAAAGCGCTCAATGGTTTAGATTAAAATACCCAGATGTAGTTAAGTACGGAGAACAACTTCGTGGTCGTATTCGTGGTACAGGAATTCACGCTGCTGGAGTGGTAACTTCTAAAGAACCTATTTTTAAATATGCACCAATGGAAACTCGTACTGCTCCAGGAACTAAGGAAAGAATTCCAGTAGTTGCTGTTGACATGAATGAAGCAGCAGATATTGGACTTATTAAACTAGATGTTCTTGGATTAAAAACTTTAACGGTAATTGATGACACAATAAAGGTTATTAAGCAAAGACATAAGATAGATATCAAATTAAAAGAAATAGATCTTGATGATAAAAAGGTTTATGAAATGCTTTCAGATGGAAGAACTAAGGGAGTGTTTCAGTGTGAAGCGGCACCTTATACAAACTTATTAGTAAAGATGGGCGTTAGTAACTTAGATGAACTTGCTGCATCTAATGCTTTAGTAAGACCTGGTGCTATGAATACAATTGGTAAAACTTATTTAGCAAGAAAACACGGAAGAGCAATTACAGAATATATTCATCCTATTATGCAACAGTTTACAAAAGATACCTATGGGTGTGTTTTATATCAAGAACAAGTAATGCAAGCCTGTGTTTATCTTGGTGGAATGAGTATGACAGAATCAGACAAGGTTCGTAAAATTATTGGTAAGAAAAAGGATGCAAAAGAATTTGACGTGTTTAAAGAGAGATTTGTTACTGGTGCATCAGAACATATCACCCCATTCAAAGCAGAGGGCCTATGGCACGATTTTGAGGCTCACGCAGGGTACTCATTCAACAAGTCACACGCAGTTGCTTACTCTATGCTTTCATACTGGACAGCATGGTTAAAGTATTATTATCCTATTGAATTCATTTATTCATTGCTAAAGAATGAACAAGACAAAGATGCTAGAACAGAATATCTTATTGAAGCAAAGCGTATGGGTATATCACTTAAACTTCCTCACATAAATGAATCTGATAGTGATTTTAAAATCGAGGGTAAAGGAATAAGAATAGGACTATCCGCTATTAAATGGATCTCTGATGGTATTGCTTCTAAGATTATAAGTAAAAGACCATTTAAAACATATCAAGAGTTTTATGACTTTGTATTTACTAAAGGTAGTGGAGTAAATTCTAGAGCAATGTCTGCACTAAACGCTGTAGGAGCACTGGCTTTTCCAGATAACTTAAGAGAAGATGTATCAGTAAAAGAAAATCTATATGAGTATTTAAACTTACCAGAATTTAAAACTACAGTTCCACAACACTATTATGCATACTTAGACGATGTTGAAGACTTTGAAGAAACTGGAGTCTTTATTCTTATGGGTGTAATTAAAAACATTAAACGTGGTAAAGGCTGGTCTCGTGTTGAGTTAATGGATTCCACTGGAATGGTTGGAATATTTGATGATGAGGAAACTAAAATAGAGCCAGGCAAGACATATGTTATGGCGGTAGCAAGTAATAGAATTATGGAAGCAGTTCCAGTAGATGATATAAAGGATTCTTTGAATAATCCATTAATTAAGTTTTTAAATTATAAAACTTTACCCTATGGAAATGATGAGTATTATGTGCTATCATTTAAACCTAGAACAACAAAAACAGGAAAGAAGATGGCCAACATGATTGTTGCCGATGCAAGTAGAGATATGAAACCTATTGTAATATTCCCAACTAAATTTTCAGAGGGATTTATGAAGTGTGAGCCAGGAAAGGCAAAGAAAATGACTTTTGAAGTAACAAAAGATGGAACAGAAATACTCAGAGAGGTAATAAATGGTTAATAAGATGGACGATAAAATACAAGGAATATCAACAGAAGATTTTCTTTCACAACTAGAACCAAGTTTAAGAAAAAGATTAAGTAATGCTACTGATGTAGAAATTACAAAACAAAAAACTCCAAGTCCTAGTTTAAATAATGCACTTAGAGGTGGCTTTGCATACGGAAGACAAGTTTTAGTTTGGGGTAACAAGTCTGCTGGTAAATCATCATTTTGTTTACAGATGATTGGAGAAGCACAAAAAGAAGGAAAGTTGTGTGCGTGGATAGATGCCGAACAATCCTTTGATCCTATTTGGGCACAAAAACTTGGGGTAGATACAGATAAATTAATTTACTCTGAAGCAAGAACTATTAATGATATGGTTGATGTCGCTACTCAACTAATGAAAGCAAAGGTAGATATATTAATTGTTGATTCTATATCAGCATTATTACCTGCTATCTATTTTGAAAAAGACTCAGCAGAATTAAAACAATTAGAAAATACTAAGCAGATAGGTGCAGAGGCTAAAGATATGACCAATGCAGTTAAGATGCTTAACTATGCCAATAATCAAGAAGCCAAAACACTGTTGGTATTGATATCACAACAAAGAAATAACATTGGTGCAATGTATGCTTCTCATATGCCTACAGGTGGACAAGCAGTTAAGTTTTTCTCAAGCACTGTAGTTAAACTATGGTCAAGTGAATCAGAAAATCAAGCAATTAAAGGTAAGATTGCTGTTGGAGACAAGTTAATTGAATCTAAAATTGGCCGTATTGTAAATTGGCACGTAGATTTTAATAAGACTGGTCCAGCATTTATTAGTGGATCTTATGATTTTTATTTTGGTTCTGAAGAAATAGGTATCGATAAGGTTGCTGACTTGGTAGATACAGCAGAACTAGTTGGAGTAATTGAAAAAGGTGGGGCATGGTATACAGTTTTTGAAGAAAGACTGCAGGGTAGAGCAAAAGTAATTGAATACCTAAAACAAAACCCAGATAAGTTAAAAGAACTTGAATCAAAACTTAACTCTTAAATATACTATATATAATGGCAAATTTATTTGTCAAACATGTAAAGCAATAGTAGAAACAGCAAGGATGTACAAAGAAAAGCAAGACTTGACTTGGATGTGTGCTAACAAGCATATATCTAAAGTTAATTTTAACGTAAGGGGATATTAATGAGTGAGCGTGGAGAACTAAAACGCATTGGTGCCAAGCAACACATTAATTCAGGCAGAGGACCAGTCAAGGCTGACGGATCGTTGGATGACTTCGTTGTAGATGTCAAGGAATATTCCAAGTCCTACTCCGTTAGCCGAGACTCTTGGGCAAAGATAGTGTCAGACACAATGCAAGTAGATAGAAAAAAAGATCCAGTACTTATGGTTGTGCTTGGAGAAGGAAATAAAAAAGTTAGACTTGCTATAATTGAATGGGAAGTATTTGAACAGTTAAGAGAGAACAATGGATAACACAGTAGATCTATTAAATAATGTAACAAAGTTTAATGAAATATCAGAGTATATGCAGGATGAAGAATTAACTAAGGCATTAGTTATGATTGCTAAGTTGATTGCTAATCCAGATATACCCCCAGCAAAAGCAACACTGTCTATTACTCAGTTACAAGCATACTCAGCAAAGTTTGCAATGCTTGCCTCTTGGTATTCTCATGTAAAGAAAGATGAAAGAGCAAAGAAAAATATTTACTATACAGCAAGAGAAGCGGTAGACAAATTAGTGGATGCCCTTAAATATAATGTAAGGAACTTCTAGTGACTAAAAGACTAATGAAAAAAATTGTTCCAGTTAAAGAGGTTTCTAAAGAAGAAACTAAGATTGATACTAAGGCAATAATTAAAAAAATACACGATGGGTACGAGCACAAGAAGGGTATGACCTTTAAGAAAAGAGTAGGCTTTACTCCTTCTGGATTAACATATGGGGCTGGACATTGTCCAAGATTTTGGTATTTATGGTTTGAAGGAAATGAAGCAGAAAATAGTAACGACTGGTATTCAGTTGCAAACATGGACTCTGGTACTGATAGACATACTAGAATTGAACAAGCAATGGAAGATGCTGGAATACTAGTACACAAAGAATTATCCATTAAGAATGAAGATCCTATTATATCTGCAAAGACAGATGCAATTATTAATTGGGACGGTATGGAAATACTTACTGAAATAAAAACATCCAATGAAGAATCCTTTCATAGAACTACTAAACCAAGAAACTATAATATAGAACAACTATTAATATATATGAAGATATTAAAGAAGTCATTTGCTTTCTTAATATATGAAAATAAGAATACCCATGAATTAAAGTTCTTTCCTGTTAACTTAAATCAAAAATATAAGGACTTTATAAACTATTTCTTTGATTGGATGAGAAGAGTTCAGAAGGCTTTTGATGATAAGCAACTTCCAGAAAATCCATATAGAAATAAGTTTGAAAATAAAATATGTAAAAGTTGTGATTTTTTTAAGGTGTGTCAAACTAAACCAGTTGGAGACATTAAGATCGAGGCTAGGAAAAACCTTGAATGAACAAAATATGTCAATGGTGCGAAAAAGATTTTTTTACAAAAAATAAGAATCAGATATATTGCTCTGTTGATTGTAGAACCCTTGCCACAAAACAAAAAATTACACAAAGATATCAGATGTCTAAGTTTAAAAGCAGGTTTGGAAAAGAAAGAAGATGCGCTGGAGGGTGCGAAACTTTGTTAAGTGCTTATAATGACGAGACATTCTGCAATTCTTGTTTAGTTAATAATAAAAAAGTAGATAAATTTATTAAAGAGATTAAGGACTATTTTGATTATGAAAAAGAATAGACTATTAAGTATAGGACATCCAAGTAGAATTTTAGCAATAGATGCTTCAACTAACTCTATGGCCTTTTCTATATTTATAGATAAAGAATTACATAAGTATGGAAAGATTAACTTTAGCGGTAAGCATGTATATGAAAAAGCAGGGGATGCTTGTAAAAAATTGATACCATTTCTTAAAGACTTTAGTATTGATGCTGTTGTTATTGAGTCAGCAATATATACTAACTCTCAAAAAACTGCTATGAACTTGTCTTTGGTTCAAGGTGCCATCATTGGTTCAGTTCAAATGTATGAGTCTAGACCAGTAGTTTCTTGTTCTCCAGTTGCTTGGCAAAATTGGATTGGTAATAAAAAACTTACTAAAGAAGAGAAATTAAAGATTAGAGAGGATAATCCAGGAGATCACTCATTTTCTTGGTATAAGCAAAAAGAAAGAGAATTTAGAAAAGAAAGAACTATTAAATGGGTAAACATAAATTTTGACACAGACATACACGATGATGATGTTGCTGACGCAGTTGCAATAGGTTGGTATTCAAGTAACAATTGGTTTAAGTTAGCAGAAGAGCCTAAAAATGTTGACAAGGCTCAGGGATAGTGATAAAATGAAACTGTACACAAGTAAGGCTTGGCTAACAAAAAGGTATCAAGTTGATAAAAAAACACCAGAGCAAATTGCAAAAGAGTGTGGAGCATCTGTTGAAACTATATATGTTTATCTTGCCAAGTTTGGTCTTAGAAAGTCAAAGAGGTAATTATGGCAGAATATAAAACTCCAAACTTTGAAAAAGAACTTGAAGATAGAATGAAATTCATTCGTGATGTCTCAACTCAAGCACCTGCGGGTAGAAAGATATTAAAAGAATGTCTTGATATAGCAGAGTTATTAATAAATAAGAATAAATCATATGGTAGTTCATATAGCCATCCTATTAATATATTTAGTAAATCTGAACCTAAAGAGCAATTGTATATTCGTATTGATGATAAACTTAATAGAATACATAAAGGTAAAGAATATGCATCAGAGGATACTATTTTAGATCTTATTGGATACCTCGTATTATTAAGGACATTAGATGACAACAGATGATTTAGTAAAACACTTAGACCTTGTAAACCAAGTTGCTTCTGAGTACCTAAAAGGCTTTGATGCTTCTCAAATTTCAAATACGCTAGATATTCCACGTCCAAGAGTCATGGCATTGCTTAATGACTGGCGCTCTATGGTCTCAAACAATCAAGCAATTCACGCAAGGGCAAAAGAAGCACTCGCTGGAGCAGATCAACACTACTCATCTTTAATTAGAAAAACATATGAGGTTATAGACTCTGCAGATTCTTCTGCAAACCTAACAGCAAAAACAACCGCTATCAAACTGATAGCAGACATTGAAAGCAAAAGACTTGAGATGCTGCAAAAAGCGGGGTTATTAGACAATAAAGAAATAGCAGAACAGATTATTGAAATGGAAAGAAAGCATGACATATTAATAAAGATATTAAAAGATATTGCTTCAAGCCATCCAGAAATTAGGGAAGAGATAATGAAACGTCTTTCTGAAATCCAAACTGAGGTGATTGTAATTGACAACGATTGATTTTAGTGACTTTATAGAAGCACTAGATGAAAGTCCTTTTTTAGAATTTCCAGTAGATGTTAAAACATTTGTTATGAGTAAAGACTATTTAAATCAACCAGAGTTATCAGATTATCAGTATACCCTCGTAGAGTGTATGAGTCAGATATATAAAGAAGAAGATGTTCAAAGATGGTTGGGTAAAGAAGAAGGAAAGGAACATTACAAAAAATATACTAAGCAAGAAGTTATTCTTATGTGTGGAAAGGGTAGTGGTAAAGATCATACTTCTACTATTGGTTGTGCTTATATTGTGTATAAACTATTATGTTTGAAAGATCCGTCAAGATATTTTGGTAAACCATCTAATGATGCTATAGATTTAATTAACGTAGCGGTAAACGCTCAGCAAGCAAAGAACGTATTCTTTAAAGGCTTTAAGTCAAAGATTGAAGGATCTCCTTGGTTTGCTGGAAAGTATGAAGCAAAAGCAGACAATATAGAATTTAATAAATCTATTACAGTTTATTCTGGACATTCTGAAAGAGAGTCTGCTGAAGGTTTAAACTTAATGCTTGCAGTTCTTGATGAAATTTCAGGGTTCGCAATGGAGGGTGCTGGTGGTAATGATCAAGGAAAGACCTCAGATAACCTTTACAAGGCCTTTAGGGGGTCTGTAGACTCACGTTTCCCAGACTTTGGTAAAGTTATACTCTTATCATTCCCAAGATTTAAAGGTGACTTTATTTCTAAAAGATATGAAGATGTTGTTGCAGATAAACAAACAATAATTAGAAAGCATCAGTTTACAATTAATCCAACATTAAGTGAAGAAGATCCAAATAATAAGTTTGAGGTAGAGTGGGAAGAAGATCATATTGAGTCTTATAAATACCCTGGAGTATTTGCTTTACGTAGACCAACATGGGAAATGAATCCAACTAGAAAGATAGAAGATTTTAAGTTAGCCTTTTTTACAGATCCAGCAGATGCACTTATGCGTTTTGCATGTATGCCAACAACTTCATCAGATGCTTTCTTTAAATCAAGAGAAAAAATAGAAAAAGGTTTGTCAAATAGAAATCCATTAGATAGCGTAAGAAGATTTGATATTAACTTTAAGCCAAACCCAGATACGGTTTACTATGTTCATGCAGACTTAGCACAAAAACATGACAAGTGTGCTGTAGCAATAAGTCACGTTGACAAGTGGGTAAGTGTACAATCTTTTAATGACTATGAGCAAATTGTTCCATTTGTAGTTGTAGATGCAATTGCTTGGTGGGAACCACATCGTGAAGGGCCAGTAGATTTAAGTGAAGTAAAAAACTGGATTATAGATTTGAGAAGACAAGGATTTAATTTAGGGTTAGTAACTTTTGATCGTTGGCAATCATTTGATATACAACAAGAATTAAAACAGGTAGGAATAAAGACTGAAACTTTATCAGTAGCAAAGAAACATTATGAAGACTTAACTATGCTGTTCTATGAAGAAAGACTGATAGCACCTCACATAGATATATTGTTAGAAGAACTATTAGAACTTAGAATTATAGGAAATCGTGTAGACCATCCTAGAAAGAAGTCTAAAGATTTGGCTGATGCTATGTGTGGATCAGTTTATAACTCTATATCAAATA